GAACGTTATAGCCCTTTTGCCACCAGTTCCAGCTCGTGCCTTCGCTGCCGAGCCAGCCGCCGGTGACCGGAAGGATGTAGGGCGGCGAGTGCGTTTGGCCTTCGGCTTTTCCGACGAGACGATCGAAGATCCGTGTAAGAGCATTCGCCATTTTATGGACCGAGCGCGATCCAGAATTGCCGATCGGCGCTTTGCACGATGGGATGATCGCGGGAACCCGAGCGAATTTTGAAATAGGTTCCTTTGACGAACTCGCTCAAGTTCGTCAGAGGAATCGTCGTGCCGGCATTAAGCGGCATGATCATCTCAACGCCGTCAGCAGTAAACAGATCTCCGAAGATGCTGCCGTCGCCGGAAACCTGAAAAGAAATGTTTGCCGGATCCCAAGCGACTGGCGCGACAAGAAAAAGCGGTGTCCCGCCGGTGGCATCAATACTGTTGCCCAAAGAAGCACCGGCAAGAATCTTCGGCTGCAGGATAGTCAACGGCATTCTATTCTCCGATCTGCGCGAACGCACTCGGCCAATCGCCGGGAGTTTCGCATCTGCAGAGCCTCATTCTCGGGTACCAGTTTCCGTGCAGCCATCGCCACGTCGCGGCGTATGGCAATAGTGCGTTGACGTTAAGGTGACCAATCGCCCCGGCGAGATGAAGTGCTGCCGTATCAATCGATACGATGGTGTCCATGAGGGACGCGATTGCAGCCACGTCGGCGAAATCTTGAAGCTCGAAAGCGTGGACTCCTCGCGCATTCGCTTCCTCGCGCGCTTGCGTTTGCAGGCTGTAAAGTTCGCCGTCGAACGGGAGCAATTCGAGAAACTGGTCAAGCGGGATCTCGCGCTTCGCGCTCGGATGTTCGTGCTCGCTGCCGAGCTTCACCGACCAGGCGATACCGATCCGCCGCCGTCCACCGTTCCCTATCCGGCGCGTCCACTTTCCGCGGAGAATAGGGTCAACGGTGAGATATGGCGGCGGCGGAACGGTCGCGGGCGTCGGCCCTTGGAAGCCAACCGCGTCAAACATCGGTGCGGCGTATTTGATCGTCTCGTCTAGCTCGATCGGAGCTAGCTGACGGCCAAGTCTTGCCAGCGGAGCGGGCAGCTCAAGAACTACCCGCCCCGCTATCTCGCGGATCATTGGAATGAACCGCGCGAGCTGGATCCAATCGCCAAAACCGGCATCGGCCAAGATGACCACGGGCTCGCGTTCGCCGCACCACGGTTTGAGGCTGCGGCGCAGCCATTGGCCATCCTCGCTCAACTGGCTGCGGAAAATCTGCCGGCTGACGCCCCAGTCACGAAAGCCTTCGTAGCGCCCGAGCGAGAGCAAGGTCAGCGCGCGATTCCAGCGCGCATAGGGGTTTTCTTCGAGTGCCAACGATTGCTCGAACTCGACCAACGCCGACTCGAAGTCGTTGCGGAAAAAGCAGTCGACACCCGTGTAGATGTGCTGCGTCGCGATATCGGGTTCGAGGTTCAAGCGGTACCGCGCATGAAAGCGAGCCACGTTCCTTCGACGTGCTGGATCGGCCAGCCTTCATCGGCAAGACGATTGAGCGCGCGTGTCACGTCGTCGAGGTGCCGCGACGTGTAATCGTGCCAGATGATGACGCCATCCGGCCGTACGACGCTGCGCGCGAGCTGGCTGTCGTGCAGCACGACGGCCTCGCTATGATCGCCGTCAATGAATGCGGCGCCGAATGGTGCGCCGAACCCTTCAAGGTCGCTGGAACTGAATTCGAGCGACCCGCGCTCGCGGATCAAGACCTCGAACCGCGGATCACGCAGCGCAAACCAGCCGGGATGATTGACCTTCTCGCTACGTTGCGACGCCAGGCCGGGCTCGTAGTCCGGCGTCACATCGATACCGACGTAGCGATGCAGCGCTGTCACATTATGCAGCAAGACGGCTGCGGTGCGTCCGTCACGACAGCCAAATTCGAGCATTGATTTGGCTTCGGCGTCGCGCACCAGGGCGGCGATGATTTCCATCTCGCCGTCGTTGAGATATTGGCGGTGAAGGCCGCACCAATTGATAGGCCAAACGTAATTGAGTGCGGCCTTCGCGACCGTCGGGATCACGCCGCCGGCTTACGCGGTGGAGTGGGAGTTGCGGTGTGACCACCAGCGCCGCCAGTCGCCGGGCCTGACGGAGCTTTGGCGCCGATGACACCGCCGCGCAGACCGAGGTTTGCGGTATCGTCGGGCGTGCCATCTTTTGCCAGCTCGACGGACTCGCCGGTGTTGATCTTGTTCAACTCTTCCTGCGTCGGCGTCGGCGTTCCTTTTGGAACGCTGGCGGCGTCTTTATAGGGCGGACCTTCTGCCATTCTAACCTCCTGATGATCTGAGAGACTGAGAGCGCGGTTTAGAGCGCGTTGGCGAGATCGCTGAATTTGGCGATCCGCGCACCGCTCGGCTTGCCCCGGACCAGCTTGGCCGCGACCGAGTCGATCGCGCAGAGGTCGGGGTACCTATGGAAATCCCCGAGATCGTGCTCGTTAGCATACTGCTGGCAAGCGCACATCTCGGCGTCCCACACAAACGTCGCGGTGTCGGGCTTGCTGCCGAACCACAGTTTCGCGTGGGCATAGGTTGCAACTTCGGTAGGCGCCAACATTTCTATGATCTCCTATTTCGGTGCGAATAACCTATTAGCGTGCGGGGGAATTACCCCCGCACTTTGTTTGTTGTTACCACGTTACGCCCGTCACCCACGCCACCATTCCAGTCCGCCTGAGAGCCCAGTTGAGGGGCCACACGAGTCGAAGGGCCAGCGAGTCGGTTTGAAACATTGACTTGACGGGAACGGCAGGACTCGGCGTACCGCCGGTGATGTCCTGCGGAGAGGTGTCCTCGAGGTGCAATGTTGCCTGGTCCGAGACCTCAAAGCGAGGAGCTTCGTCGCCCGCCGTTACGAAGTCTGCGGCGTCAAGTGCGATCACCATCGTCAGCGGCACGTTGCCGGACGTGATGACGGCGAAGTTGCGCAAGCGACCGGCCGCGATCTCGTCGGAGAACGGGAACAGCGGCGCAGCAGCGTTGGCTGGTTGCATCAAGCTGATACTCAAAGCTTGTTGCGGGTTCATAATAAAGACAGGCGAGCGCAAGTGCCCGGCAGTTGCCGTCAACAAGGCACCCGCGAGCGCCTTGAGATCGCCGATGAAGGCGGTATAGCCGCCACCGGCGGTCGGTGTCAGACCAGAGACGCCATTGCGGAGTCCGGCGGGTCTAATCGCCGTCGCAGCGTTGGCGTCGAGCAGCACGGTATCGATCGCCACCGAAGTGTCTTGCGCGACTGAGTCGCGTAGAATTCCTTCGATAGCAGGAATCGAGTGCTCGTTTATTTCTCTGGTGAATGTGGTGATGACGCCAAGCTTTTTTGGCACCAGGCTGACTGTCGTGAACGCTCCCTGCCGGACCGGAATCGGCGCGCCTTCGCCGATGAACGATCCCGCGAGTGAGGGCGTAGCCGCGCGAGCCGGAATGATGATCTTGCCAGCTCTGCCGAACGTCAACGCGAGACCTTTCGCGGCGAGCGCCGGCATGACCGCAGACGGGGCAAGCAACTGCAGAAAGTCGCTGTAGACTTGCTGCGCCAGTTCCGCCGCCCAGCCGGTGACGGTCGTCATCGCCACCGCCGACGCTGCTTTTTCGCAGTAATCGACATAGGCCTTCGTGCATTCGTCCTCACCATAGCCGCACAACATGCGTGCCTGTTCGGCGTTGAGGTGACGCGTATGCATGAACGCGGAGATGACGCCTTGCCGGATCAGGTATTCAACCGGGCTGAACTTCTTCGGTTGCATACCGAACGGGCGTGCATCGCGCGGCTGCGTGAACGCGGTCGTGGTGCGCACGATCTCGCGTCCGTTGCCGCCGTTGCCGCGATCGCTCGATGCCTTGGCAAGCCGCTCTTCGGCTTGCTTCAAGTTGCCGAGATTGCGCTCGGCGTTCGCGATCTTGACGTTGAGTTCCTCGGTGATGAGCATCGCAGCATCATCGGGGTTATCGTCATCGACGGTGGCGATGTGGTCGGTTAGCTGATCCCTCAGCTTAACCAGGTTTTTCTCGCCATCCTCGATGCGTTGAGAAAGCATCGACATTGGATGCCCTTTCGTAATCGGGGGTAAGATTTCGCCATGCTTGGCAGTTGCGGCGCGCGTCACTCGTTTGTTGCCATGCTCGGCACGGGTGCGGGCGTATTCAGCAAGCGCAGGGGTGTCCTTGTTGCCCGCCTGGGCGAACACCAATCGCTGCGTTGCCGCAGAAACTTTGAGCGACTTTGCCACCGCCAACGCATTCGGGTTGGCGGGAATGCTCACGAGCGAGCACTCGACGAGTTCGGATTTGGTGAAAACTTTCGGGCCGAAGCCCATCGGATCGTTCTTGCTCGGGTCGACGGGATGCGACGCGAGCGGCTTAAAGCCGACGCTCACCGCGCGCAGAATGCCGGCCTCGACCAGGCCGCGGATCTCGTCGATGCGCGGCGAGATACCTTTGGGCGCAAGGATAAGATCCCCACGCAAAGCTTTGTCGCCGATCCTTATGTTGTTCCAAACGCCAACGGGCGCGTTAGGATTGTGGTTGAAGAGGGCGACCGGATTTTTCTTGAAGTTCGCAAAGTCCCACGACTCGACCTGCACAATGTCGCCGAAGCGGTCTGGCGTTGCGTCGGACAAGATGAACTCGACGCCCTTGCCCTCGGTCGCGTGTTGCTTGTGAACGATCTTACCGGCGGCGGATTTGCCTTCGTCCTCTTGATAATCGTCCCACGCCAACTGACAAGCATCCTCGGCGTCGTCATCATCCATGCCACCATCGCCTTCGGTGAGATCGCCAGTGCAACGGTCAATAAAGTCCTGATGGCTCTCGCCCTCTTCGGGCTCGGGCGCGTCGTCGGACGCGGCTTTGATGATGCGCTGCAAGCGTTCAGGATCAGCGAATAGCTTTTTCCAGCTCGCGATCATCTCCTCGACGCTCTTGCTCGGCTTCTTGCCGCCGTGTGCATCGCGCCAACCCTGCAGGCATGCAGCGACGTTTTGCTCATTGGTGCGATCGGGCGACTTCATTTCTGACATGCAGCGCGACATGTAGTCCGACTGCGATTCACCCTTTCTCGGCTTGGGCATAGGCATGACTGCCTCCCTTAGAATCCGAACCACCAGTCATAGATTGCGAACGCGGCCGCGATCGCGCACACGACCATCAGGCCGTAGATGATGATCGTTTCGAACTTCACTTCACGCGGGCTTTATCTGATTCCGCTATGCAGCCACGGCGGCAGCGCGACGATGGTGCCGAGCAACTGCACGATGACCCACAAGACGACGAGCACCAGCAGCAGGATCATCAGCACGCGGATAATCTGCTGGAACGGCGGCGGCAGCGGGATCAGCGGCAGCAGCGCTTCGATCGCCCAGTAGATGACGCCGAGCACAATCAAAACGATGATGATGCCGACAATGGTGCCGAGCATGGTCGCCTCACGATGTTGAAAGAGGATGCGGATCCCCAGCCTGCCCGACGCTGACACGAATCAGGCAGAGCGGTGCGGCGTGCGACGCTGGTACTGGGGATCCGCGGTGCCCCGATGCTGGCCGCGCTCGGGGAGAGATGCCTGGCCGTGGGTTGCAACACGGCCAGGCTTAGCACTACCGACCACGCGTTTGCTCGGAGAGAGCGTGTCCTGCTACGTCGAGGCGCTGCGATTCGTCAACCGTGCCGCCGTCGTCATCAACCACGATTTGATTGCCTGTCGACGCGCGCTCGTGCGCGGATCATCCTTTTTGAACTGCTCGTATCTCGCCTGCAATTGCGCGCGCACGCGCTCGAAATCCTCGCGCGTAAGCTTGCCAGCGCCGAGATCGCGCGTCGCCAGCCACATCGAATGATGCGCCTGGCGCAGGTCATTCATCGGGTAACGGTCGAGCATGTCAACCAATCATAGCCTCGATGTCCACTGGCGGCGGCTGCAGCGGCGCAACGCCGACCGCCATCGCCAGGGCGACCAGGCCGTCGATGCGCGCCGTCGACTTGCGCTTGCTCGGCTTCTTGTTCTTGGCGTCGTCCATCACGAGCACCGTGTTTGTCACGCACATCTTGAGCACGGGATGACCGCCGTGCGCGAGGTTGCGATCGAGCAGGATTTGCCCCAGCTCACGCAGCGCCGGCGACATCGAGGCGTAGCCCTGGCCGAACTCGACGAACCTTTCTTTGATCGTTGGCTCGTCGAAGCCCGCTTGATTCAGCCACGGGATGAGATGCCGCATATTCCAGCGGTCAAACGCAAGCTTTTGAATCTGGAACCTTCCGAACAGCTCGAACAGATGCTTAGCGACGTACTCATAGGCCACCGTGCGCCCCGGCGTCGTTTGAATGTAGCCCTCCCGCGCCCACAGGTCGTACGGCGCGCGATCGGCCTGCGCCTTCTCCGCCAAACCCTCGCTCGGCATCCAAAACGTCGGATGCACCATCCACCGCCCGTCGACCTTGCCGATCAGCACGAGCGCCGTGAGGTCGTTGACCTCGGACAAGTCGAGGCCAGCATAGATTTCCGCCCCATCGATCGGCAGCACCTCGCCGCTACAAGCATTCCACACGTCCGGCGACACGAACGGATTGTCGACGGTCACTCTCTGATTGAGGATAAGGTTTCTAAATTCGCTCTCTCTCGCCGGCATCCGCTTGGCGTCGAATGCCTGCGCCATGACTTCTTTCTCGGACAGAAACGTACCGAGCGCCGGGTTCGCCCGGCGCACCGTCTCGATGCTGAACGGATCTTCCTCGGACGGCGCCGTATAGAGCTTGCAAATCACGCCAGGGTCGTGGCCGGCCAGCGCGTCGTCAATCAGGATGCTTAAGAGGTCCTGATCCGTCGGCGCCTGCGTGCTGATGATAATGCTCAGCGGCTCCTCGTGCGCGCCGGTCGCGGTTTCCAATGCTTCATAGAGCGAGCTGCGCGGGCCGCGAACGAGCCCCAGCTCATCATGAATGACCAACGCCGGGCTCAATCCGAATGCCGTCGTCGCCTCCGCCGCCAGCGCACGGTACCGCGTTCCCCACGACGGGAAGCTAAGGCTTTTCGTGCTTTCGTGGATCAGCACCGTGTCCCGCAACACCGGGTGCATCCGCACCATCTTCGCTGCTAACGAGAAAATCAAAGCCGCTTGGTCTCGGCTTTGCGCCGCGCTGAATATCTGCGAGTTCCGCCGCCGTTCCGGTCCACACAGGTGGGCGAGCAAAATCGCTGACGATAGTGAAGTCTTCCCGTTTTTCCGACCCATGCTCAGGATCGCGCGCCGGGTCTTGTTCGGGTTGTCGTAGATCGCCTCTATGAACTCTTTCTGCCATGTGGCGAGCACCATCTTTTGCCCGACCTTCGAGCCTTCCGGAATAAAGCACACGCGCTCGATCCAACTCCAAACCCGCTGCCCGCGCGTCTCGCCGACCTTCTCGTCGACCAGCTCAGCCTTCGGCTTGGGCGGTCGACCGCGCCGCTTCTTGGGCGGTGGCTCGTCGTCGATGATGAATTCTAGCATTACAGGTCGTAGGGTTGCACCGCAGCCGCCGCACGCCGCTTCGCCCGCTCGGTCTCGTGCTGCTTCGCAATCCTGGCGATCTTGGTCAACCGCAAGTCCGCGCTCGCCCGCTCGACGCCGGCCTGCTCGCGCCGAAACATCCGCCCAAGCCGTTCAGCCTCGTCGACGTCGCCACGCGAAAGCGCGCCGTGGTAAAGCGGCCAAATCAGCTCGCGCGCCTCAAGGTGCTCACACAAACCGACCAGAACCGGATGCGTCCCACGATCAAACCAGCGTGGAGGCATCGCGTCCACGACCGACCGCCAGACGTCCTGCTGAAACTGGCTCAGATCCTCAGGCGGCGGCGGCTTGCCGCCATCCTCGAATAGGGCAACCACTTCCGCGTCAGCCGCAGCCTTCTTCCCGCGTTTGCCTTCCATCGAAAGGAACTCCTATGGACATCTCCGGCGCAATTGGTCGTTACGCCGAATACTTCGTTTGTGCTCAACTGAACAAAATGAACCTTGAAGCTTTTCACGTCGGGAGATCCTTTGATCTTTTATTGATTTACGAGGGTCGACCCTACCGCATTGACGTGAAAAGCTCAGATGGACCTCGTTGGCGCGTTGGTAAAAATTCAATGAGGATTGTCAATGGAATACGCCGACAAACTCGTATCCGTAGAATCGAGCCAAAAGACACCGAATTACTAGCCCTCTTCCACCGGCAAACGAAAAAAGTCGTCTTTCGGGCTGTTTTAGCCCCGACGCTCTCGGTGCGCCTATCACCATCGGAAATCAGAGAAGCAGGAGACGGGAGCGCTTCACTGCGAAAGGCTATACTTGCGTTAAATCAGCAGCATAATATGCCAGAAAACAACGATAAATTTTCATCTCTCAGCCCCCACCTTCTACACAAATACTTTTCATATAGCGGCTATCCTATACCTACGCGTAGCACTGACAAATAAAGGGAATTTCGCTCGAAGTAGTTCTTAAAGTAAACCACATGAGGAAGTTCCATTAAGTCATTGATTTTACTTATTTTTCTTAGCCAAAACTCTATGCTTAGCAATTTATTTAAACCTCGACG